ATCCTTTGGTGGTACAGGATACAAAGTTATTGAAGATGGTTATACTCAGTTAGTTTCTGTTTTTGTTATCTTCTGTGCTGATGGTGTCCTTGCAGAAACTGGCGGTTATGCATCTATTACTAACTCTGCTACAAACTTTGGACAGTTTGCACTTAGAGGCACTGGATATAGAAGAGAAGCATATGAGTTTGACACTGGTACTATTGTTAATGTATCCGCAACTCCAACAGGTAGAACAATCTTCACTGTTGATGGTCTAGGTAGAGAACCACTAGAGCACTATGTTGTAAAAATAGATGGATATTCTAATGTATCAAGCACTGTTGAGTATTTTATTGACAATGTAAGTGGTGTTACTGTTGGTCCTCCTTTCTCTGCTACTATCACTATTGATGATGGAACTGGACAACCATATGCTGTTATCAGAGATAGCGATGGAACCAGTCAGAATGCATCTGCAGTCTTGGGAGAAACTATCAGATTACATAGACCATCTATTGTCAATAGCTCCTCACATACTTGGGAATATGCTGGTTCTGGTACTAACTACCTAGCACTACCAGAAAATGGTGGTACTAAAGTAGAAGCAAATGAGCAAGTATCTGAAAATTATGGACGTGTTTATGTCTCTGGTACTGACGAACTTGGTGACTTCAAGGTTGGTACGTTTGCTAGAATTGAGAACAGAACTGGTGCTATCACCTTTACAGGCACGGTTACGATCTCTGAAGTTGAATTCTTGAAACTGAAAGGTGGTGACGTTGTTGTTACTGGTTTCGACGCATCTAACACACTTGGCGGTGCTAACTCCACCGATTCTAAACTACCTACTCAGAAGGCAGTTAAGGATTATATCACTAACAACCTTGGTCCTTACATCAACAAACCATACTCTACAAACGCTGTTCCTAGAGCACTAGTCGAACTTACCGATTCTGGTAAGATCTCTGTGGATCAAATTCCTGCTCTAAGACCATTTGAGGTTTATACAGTTGCTAACCAACAAGAAAGGACTGCTATTGAAGGAGCACTTGCTGGTGATATTGCTATTCAACAAGACACAACTACTTCGTTCATTCTTAATAATGATCTGGATAGTTTGTTTGCTGCATTTAATGTTGATCCAACTGTTCAATTTACAATTGGTGATATTTTTACGGGTAGTATAACTCAAGGAAGAATTCAAGCAACAGAATATAGACAAGGTGTTATATATCAAATTAATATTACAGATGGTGGATCTGGTTATACAGCACCACCTACAGTAACGATTGCTGGCGGTAATCCACAACAGGGTGCTGTATCTGCTGCAGCAATTTGTACAATTGCCAATGGAGAAGTTGTTACTGTAACTATCATTGAATTCAATGGTTACAAAGGAGGAAAAGGATATACAACTGCTCCAACTGTAACATTCTCTGCTCCTGCTGGATCTGGAACACAGGCAACGGGTGTCGCATTAATTGAAAGTAGATTGTATGGTGATATTGTTAATAACATTGCTATAGACGATACAGATACAATTGAATCAAGTGATATTCCATCAACCACTATCAATCTTACCAGAGTTATTAATACTTCCTCGTTTGATAGTAATAACTGGGTATCACTAACTTCAAGTACGATTGATGGATCTACTTTGATTGGCGGTCCAATTCCAGCTAATGTTATTGCTTCTGGAGGAACAGCAAACTCATTTACATTCTTACGAGGAGACCAGAACTGGGCGTTGGCAGTACAATCTGTCAAGAGTTCAGAGACTAGATATTTTGCAAAACTAACTTCTCAAGCTTCTTCTGGAAGTGCAGAATTGCAATTTACAACAAATTCTGATGTATTGATTGGTCATGAAGTAGTTAATAATGTAACTGGTATTCAAGCAAACACCAATATTAGTGGGGTTCTAACATCTGGTGGATTTACAACTATTTCTCTCAATAATAATCTAACAGCAACACTTCCAGTTGGAACAATTATTGAATTTGATAGAGGAGCATCACCAATCACATTTGAGTCTTCATATACTCAAGGTGGATTCGTAGATTCTATAGTAATTGCTGATGGTGGTTCTGGATTTACAAACGGACAATACTTTGATCAACAATTACTTGGTGGTACTGGAACTGGATTAAGAGCAAATATTACAGTAGCAAATAATGCTGTTAGTAATATCACTGTAACAGATGGTGGAATTGGATATACAGCAGACTTTAATATTACTCAGGCACCAACTGATATTGGTGCAGGATCTAATCTAGTACTTGCAGCAAAAATATCTACAGTCAATAAGCAATATGCAAACGTTTCTATTGATGTTCAGAGAGTTACTGATCTAACCGTCAGTGCAGACCTCTTCGGTACAATTGGTGTTTCTAGATTTAAGAAGTCTCAATTTGATATTGGTACAGAAGGAAACGGTTCTGTTTCCTTAAAAGTTGGTGCTGACAGTGGTTTAGATGCTGACCTTCTTGATGGTGCTCAAGGTGCTTTCTATCTAAACTCTGGTAATCAAAACGCTGGAACTTTACCAACTGATAGATTATCTGGTACTTATAATATTAGTGTTTCTGGTTCTTCTGCGAACACTATTCGTTTGATCACTGGTACAAACAACCCAACATCAAACCCATCTCCAAATAATTTCGTTGAAGGTGTTATTGCTAATACAATTAACAATAGTGCCAATGGACTTTCTGATGGCGGAAGTAAGAATTTAGTAATGACCATCAGAAATGGTGGGTCTGGATTTGATTCTTCTTTTGGTGGTGTTAGACAATTAGCATTTACAGACAACGACAACATGTGGTTGCGTGGTTCTGGAACAGGTGTTACTGCGTTTGGTTCTTGGGGAAAAATTTGGTCATCGTTAAATGATGGACCTGGATCAGAATTAGATGCAGATAGACTCGATAACAGACAAGGAATATGGTATCAGAATGCTCTAAACATTAACTTTGGCACCTTATCTGATGAAAGACTACCTAGATTTATCAGCGCAACTGCAGTTCGTGATGATCTAACAATTAAGTCTTTCAATGGTGATCCAAGATACAATATCTATATTAGTGGTTTGGTTCTAGGATCAACTCCATTTACTCCAGGTAGTTCTGTCAATTTATATGACAACAATTCCCAGGGTGTTGGTACTATCACTATTGACAATCTTATTGTTAATGATGACACGGTTGATAACTTCAACGATTACACAATTATCGTTGGTAGATTAACGACTGGTAATTTTATTGGTGCAGAAACTATTGGATCTGCAAGTAATAGAGTACCATTCCAAGATTTCTCTATTGAATCTGGCAACACTATTGATGTTGCTGTGCTGGAAAGTGATAGTGGAACAGCAAACTTGAGACTTGGAAGAAAAGATGGAGTTTCTTCAGCACCAGGAATCTACTTCAATAGTTCTCAGTTAGTTGCAAACTACAATGTTGCAATGATTGCTTCTGGTGGTAATGGAACTGACGGATCTGGAACTCTGAACGTTCAGGTTACCAATTCTGATGGAATGACCATCAACGGTAATCAGATTTGGAACGCAGGTAACATTCAATTCCAAACAACTAATATTCCAAACACTGCTGTTCTTCGCGATGCTAATGGATCAATTAGTGTTGGATCTATCACTGGTAATCTAACTGGTGCTGCTTCTCTGAACGTATTAAAAGCAGGCGACACCATGACTGGTTCGCTAACTCTAACTGGTTCTGGATCTAACCTAAGCATATCTGGAACATCCACTCTAACTGGAAACACAACGGTTGGAGGAAACCTTATTGTTGATACAAATACTCTATATGTAAATGCATCAACAAATAGGGTTGGTATTAATGCTGGCGTTCCATCAAGAACACTTGATGTTGGTGGTGCTGGTGCTGGTGGTGTTGTTGGATTTAAGGGTAGTGCAAACAATCAAGTCAATATAGCACACAGTAGCAATGCTTCTTGGGGATTACTATTAAGTAATAGTGATAGTAGTACTAATACTGGTTATCACCTATCTACTTCTGGAGAAAATAATAGTTGTGCAATTGTTAATGTTAATAACGATGCACTGCACTTTGGAACAAATAATACCGAAAGAATGACCATCAAGCATGATGGTACGGTTGGCATTGGAACAAACAATCCAGATTCTAATTATCGTTTAGATGTAAATGCTGCTGCTCGTATTAGATCAAATCTAACTCTAGATAGTGCAAATGATAACTCAGGTGTCGGTGTCAATTTCCTCGGTTCATCTTCTTTTAGAAACTTTAGAATTGGCAACCAATTAATTGGCAATGATATCTTCTCCATCCAAGCATCAACTGCTAATGGTGGAACAACTTGGAATGCTACACCTGCTATTGCAATCGATGGTGATACAAACAGAGTTTCTATTAACACTACAACTACCACAGTTAATGGCATCGACATGCAGTTGAATGTTGATGGTAACTTCAACCTCAACGGAACTCTATATGCGAATGGTTCTCCATTCGTTACTTCCAAATGGACTGATAGTACCACTGGTGGAAACATCTACAGACTATCTAGAGTTGGTGTTAATCAGGCAGATCCTGATTATCAGTTACATGTTAATGGATCTTCTAACTTCATCGGTGCTTCTTTCGGAACTACTACTGCTAGCGCAACCAATAACAATAACAGCAACGCTATCAGAGTGATGGGTGACAGACAGTATATTGACACCTACGGCGTCATGAAGGCAAATAGAAATACAATTGCAGAAAACGTTACTGTTCCTGCAAATACAAACTGTATGTCTGCTGGACCAATTGAATTGACTGGCAATACTATTGTCACCATCCTAGATGGTGGTGCATGGTCTATCATCTAAATAAATATAAATAACAACGGAAACAAGAGAGTAAAATGGCAAGTATTCTAAAGTGTGATACTTTGCAGACAACTGCAGGGGTAACATATGTTTCCAACGGAGCTTTCGTTGGTGGCGGAATTGCAGCAGCAAGTAATATTGCAGGTGGATCTGCTGGACAATTACTATATCAATCCGCTGCGGATACAACGGCAAAACTTTCTGTTGGTGGCACCTCACAAGTTTTGACTGGCGGAAGCACTCCTACTTGGACTAACATTAGTTCATTAAGTGTTTCTAGTGCTGCTACTTTAACAACATCTAGAACTATTAACGGTGTATCTTTTAATGGTTCTGCAAACATCGCAGTTAATCCAACTTCGGGTGCTTATTCCAATGGATGGGGTGCTAAAACAGTTTCTACTAGTAACCCATCTGGTGGAAGCAACGGTGATATTTGGTACACATACTAATTAAAGAAACATGTCAGAAGAAAAGATTTATTGGATGCCTGAAGTTCTTCCATCTCCAACAGAAGAATATCAATTAGCTCAGAAAACAAAATTTTATCTAACACCAGATGGTGAAGAGAAAAAGCACCCTGGTTGGACCTATGAGAATAAAGCTTTAGTAGATGATGAGTATCTTCTAAAGAATGAGGGTTATCGTAGATTGATTGATAACTATCCTAGCGAAGTTGATGATGCTAATCACATCATCAAGAGAACGCCTTACACTCAATGGACTAACACTTCTACTACCGTAACGGTAAAGTATGATGTCTGTCTCTTATACACATCTGACGCTGCCGACGACTCCTTACGTGT